TGTGACTGTTATTTCATAATAAGGAACAGTTAAAGAACTTGATAAATCTGTACCTGTTTGATGCTGTCTAGCACGTAAAATATCTGATCTTAGGTTATTCCATTGTGTATTTGAAACTCTTGTACCAACAGATACAGTAGAACTAGACACAGTTTGTCCATAACCTACACTATATTCTCGAATTGTACCAGTGCCTGCGCCGGCTGCTCTTGCAAAAAATATACTACCTACTGAATATGTTACACCAGTAGTTCCTGCAAGAGTGTTCCACTGAGTTTGAGTAGTAGATCCTAAACTAACAATAATGTAGGGTAGGCCTATTGTACGAGATGTATTAACAATGGCCGTTGCTGGATTGGAAACTATTGTTCCAAGGACTGGTCCAATTATTCCCTGAATTTCATTATAATCAACTGCCTCAATCTTGCTACCTTGTCCAGCTGCCATGTTTTTCCTTTACAATAACGGAGTTGTTGAAGCAGATGGTTTTGGAACTTCTACGTTGCTTCCAGTTGAATAGTAAACTTGTATTGATGTAGCTAGTACACCGTCTGAGTTTTCGTCAACGCCACCACCTGCGGCATCTTGAAAAATTAATTTAAATATTACGTCTGTTGTAAGAGCACTACCTAACTTAGCAGTTATAAAAAATTTATTGTCAGCATAAGTTCCGCTTGGTGCTAGTTTAGCAAATATTATCTTTTCGTCTTGGTTTAATTGATAAAAACCAGTTGTTGCAGAAGGATCACCTGACCCTGTGCATGAAGTAGAATTATGTTTAAACTCAATAGTGCCCATTCCACTAAACATTGTAGTCCAAGTAGAGTTTTTTTGGCTTACTGTTCCGCCTGTCCTTGCAACACTAAATTCTATCTGACTACCAGTATTAAAAAAGTATCTAGCATCATTAAGAGTAGGAAATGTAACTTGAATTGTTTGAGTTATTTGGCCATTCCATGCTGTTGTTTTTTGTTGGACTGCTACTAAATTTTCTCTAGTAGCCTGATTGCTAGGTGGTTTAATTAGTCTGTTGTTATCGTCGTGTGCATCGTTTGCCATATTATAGTATGCTAAACGGTCACTTTCTGTAATGTTAACATCATTACTAGCTTCATTTAAAATGTGTGTAAGATCTGTACCTGTCTGGTGCTGTCTAGCACGTAGAATATCTGATCTTAAATTATTCCATTGATCAACAGTAGCCGGGGTTTTGCTAGAAACTTGTGAACTTGCTATGGTTTGGCCATATCCGTAATTTCCCGAACCGCCCCCCATAACTTGGGCTATTTTTGATTGAATTACATTGTAATCGGTTGCTAAAATAACTGAATTTTGGCCAGCCATGAATGATCCTTTTCTGAGATATTTATTTTTATAAAATTAAGCATTCAACAAGTTTGATGCCAACTTCATCGCTACTTTCTAAAGCAATAGCAAACACATCGTTGGCATGTGGAACTGCTGCCACTGCTGTGCCATCGTTACCCGCTACCATTCTTTGTCCTTTTCTGACTGCGCCAACAACTTTAACAGGAACACGACCTTTTAGAGCAATGAATGTGCCGCCTTCTAACTCTGCATTCATCATGTAAGCTGGATTTGCTGACACGGCACCAATTGCACGATCACCCCATTTAGAAGCAGTAACTTCCTTTTCGCCGCCAACTGCTACAACTGTACCGACTTCATAGTCTGCATCTGCTAGATATTTTTCTGCTAAGTCAGCATAGTTAGCACTAGTAGCAGTACCAACAAAATATGTACCTTTAACGGCGCCAGCAAGAATGTTAACACCATTAATTGTTTCATCAGATGCTGTTCTAGCAACAATAGTTCCTGCACTAGATGCAGTACTTGCTGATTTATATTCAGAACCAACTGCTAATTGAGAAGCTTGTGTAGCAACACCGTTAAACGATACAGCATTTACCGTCTTAAATCTTAATAAAGGGCTACCTAAATCTGTTGCATTATCTGAACCTGGACGTACATTAATACCTACTAACTGTAAAGGTACTTTTTCAGAGCCATCAGTAGTTTTAAACACTATTGTATTACCATACTGGTTGTAAATAGTTGGCACTTCACCTGCGTTATAAATTCTTAACTTTGGTGTGCCGCCAACAGTAAAGCCCGTATCAGCAAAGTTTACAGGTGCAGTAAACTGAGCATCAGTTTTTAACACAAAATCTGTATAGGCCTTGCCGCCCAAACGATCAGAGTTAGTAGCAGTAGCATGTAATCTGTAGTTTGTTGTAGTTTGACCAGGGTATGCATCATCAGTTGTATAAGCTAATGTAACACCCTGATAAATCTTTTGAAATCCCGCAAAGGGAGTTTGTAATGTCCAAGATCCGTCTGCATTTGAACCTTGTTCGTTGCTAATTACAAATACTGTTTGCCCATTAACTTTAGAAAGAATAACTCTATGTGCAGTACCTGTAGTATCTCTAAGGCTAGCAGTTTCCATTTGTGTAGTAGTCGCACCAGGTGCTCCTTGTGGACCAACTAGAACAAACTGACTTCCGTCCCAAGCGTTGAGCTGGCTGTTAGCAGTATCGAACCAAAAATCGCCGATTGTCAACCCTGTCGGTGGTGTAGGACCGACTTCTGCGCCGCCCGTAGTGCGGAATTTAGATCCATCATAAAACTTTAACTTTTTATTAGACGAATCGTACCAAACTTGACCACTTAGCGGTCTTGGGGGTGGGTTATTATTTGCAAAATTTTCTAGCAAATACAAGAAATTTTCGTTTTGTACTTCACCGTAACCTGCATAATTCTTACCAATAATCTTAATATCGGTAGTATTATCAATGGTTCCGTCTGCAACTGTTGCAATAAGGGTACCGCTATATCTGTTAATGGCGTATGGCATTTTTGGTTATTCCTTAATTCTAATATTTATTCATTTTTATACTGTATCAGTACGTGTCCAAACGTTGCTAATTAGAGTGTATTCTCTTCCTTCTAAAGCATCTAAGCACCAAACACGCACAATCGCCCCGTTTTGATGTTCGTATGGTGGGCACATTCTAGTAACAATAGCAATTACATCATCATCAGTTGTGTATAAGCTGTCGTTCAATGAGAACATTACCGGATATGTCTCTACTTTAGTATCCAATGTTTGTTTGTTAACTGCATCTGTTGCGTCAACTGGGTCTGCTAAACTTGATACTCTTTTACTGCTTACATCAACTGTACCTGCGGCTTTTGGAAGCAAAGTAACGTTTCCGTTTGTAGCGGCTGGATTTACATAAGATATTGTGTTACCATCTATCCTAATATTTGCGGCTTGGAACGTAGTCTGCGTTCCTATACTAGTTAATCCCGGAGCAGAAATAACTCCAGCTCCTAAACTAAATGTACTGCTGGTTAGACTAGTGATTGCTTCAAACCCGTTAATTCTATAACTTTTTCCGCTATCTAAATTAAAATGTTCTGAGCTAGACCACATCGATCCAGAAGATTGCCAAGATAATGTTTTATCTGTACTACCCTTAACTGTGATACCTGCGCCATTAGCACTATCGTCTGTTGCGCCACCAACACTAAAAGTTATTGCACCAGCAGTATTAGTTGTGTCTGCTGTTATAGTAATTTGTGTATCACTGTCAACACTATCAATAATTGGATTTGTACCAAAGTCCCCCGGGCCTGTTACTATGGTTAATGCTTGCCCTGGAATCATACCAACTGTAGTTGATAGTCCTGTAATGGTAGTAGTTGTATTGTTAGCTGTTACTGTACCGGTTACACTTAGTATTTCACTAACTGCACCTAGTTCAATATTCTTATCTTCTATTTTTAATTGTGTAGAGTTGACAGTAGTAGTCAATCCTTCAACAGTTAAATTACCTGTAACCCTAACATCACCATTTAAATCAATGTCAACTGTAGGCGTGTCAGTAAAAATGCCAACTCTTTTTAAAGAAGCGTTAGTAAAGAACGGTGTTGAGATTGTTGAACCGCTAAGTGTGTTAATTTGAAAATTTTGATTGTTTGAATTTGAAATAATCTGGAAAAGATTACTGTCAACATGTATTTCTGTACTAGATTGCGGACCTAAGACTAATGGAACATCATTCTGTATAATCACAGACGATACAGTACTAGTAGTATCATCTATAGTTGATAAAAAGCTATCTGGAGTTTTTGCAGTACCATCGCTAGCTATCAAACTTGAAGCTTGAGATGCAGGTGCATAAAATTTAATTCCTTTTAAACTACCTGCATTAAATCCAGGATTAATAAAAATTTGTGTCCAGTAGTTGGTTGTTGTAGGTACTGTGTTTGGGGGGACTCCGCCGATATAGTTTCCGGTCGAATCAACACCTATAACTTCAAATGCTAACGGTTTACCATCGACTACATAGATTACTCTGTCACCTAATGTATATGTTGTTGTGTTTAGCCACAAAGAGCCAGACCATCCAACAATAGGTTTAACTGGAGTAAATTTTTCTGTAGCAAAAATTCCTAATAATTGTTGTGCAACGTATAACAACACTACAGTATGATTAATTTCATTTACATCAACTACATCAACTACTTGAAAACCACTAACGCCTTGCTTGGCTGTATAAATTGGGCCTGCTAATAATGTTGAGTTGCCATCGTTAAAATATAACTGTTGTCTTTCGCTGTCAATCCACATGTCGCCACTAGTTAGTGTAGGAACAGTGCCAGAGACTACTGTTCCGCTAGATACTTTCCAACTAGTGCCATCGTAAACTTTTAAACGAGCATCGCTTGTATCATACCATAACTGGCCTTGCAGTGGGTTTGAAGGGCTACTTGAGTTTGAAAAGTTTTCTAAAAGTTTAATAAAGTTTTCGTTAAACAGTTCGCCGTAGCTACTAAAGTTTTTACCAATTAAGGTAATGTCAGTAGCTGTTTGATCAATGGTGCCGTCAACGACTTCTGTTAACACTTCACCGTTAGTTTTATTTAAAATATAGCTCATTATAGTTTACCAGTGAAAATAATATAATTTATTGCCAAGTAAGGATTCATTGTTATGAACGATTCTCCTAATGTAGCCGACTGGACACCTCCACTATTTGGAAGACCTGTACCTGTACTAGTATTTGGCATACCTAAATTAGGCACTGCGTTTGGATCAACGCCGCCTGCTGGTAAGCCGGCTGCATAATATTGTTGGTATCCGCTGTTAAGATTATGACGGTGATCTGGCAAATTAGAAACGCTTAACGTTGTACCCTCTGACCCGCCGCCTGCACCTAATGTATCAGCAGTAATGTCAGTAACGCGGTTAGCACTTCCACCACCTGCATCAACTAATAATTGACCGCCTTCTTCGGTTGTTCCTGTAACAGGAATCTTTGTTCCATTATCCATATTGTCTCTGCCAAGAGGGAATCTACCTCTTAGATCTGGTAGAGCAAAAGTGCCAATACCTTGTAGTTGAGATGAAGGTTTATATGTAAATTGAATTACCGAAAACAATTCTAAGTAATCATTTCTTAAAATTTCACTGCCGTCACAGAGCAAATATCCTGCTGGTGCAACAGGGCCTGCAAATGGTAATATTGATCCAACAGGAACAGTTGCGACATTCTTTAAAAATGTACTCTTGCTTGTTTGTCTTAGTCCGCCATTAGTACCTTGACGATAGATTAACATTAAATCAGTATTTGATGATTCAAATGTTTCTGTTTTATTTTTAATAAAATCTTGTGTAACAGTAGCAGTAAAAATTACAGGATCATCGCCCTGGCCGTCAAAACTAATAACGTTACTGACTACATCACTCTTTTCTACTAAAGGATCTAAACTATCTCCAATTCTAAATGTAGTAGGACTTGCTAAACGTGATGCAGATCCGCTTACACTTCCATTAATTGTGCTACTAGTAGTAAATGTACCTGTAAAATTACCTGTAAATGTTTCAGCATAGACATTTCTAAATTTTCTTGTTTCGGTACCAATGTCATATAACGGAGAAGATTCTAAAGGAATTGACAAGTCTAATGCTTCTTGAGAATCACTTGTATAGTTAGGTACTATAACTTCGCCGCCGATAGGATCTCCGTTAGTATCTACATTGTTTAAGTTAATATTTCCCGATACTGTTAATGATCCACCAAAATTGCTGTCCTTAGCTACTGATAAGCCGCCGGCAGTTGTTATACTACCAATACCTAATGCTGTTGAATTAGTAGTCGATGTTGTATAAATTTTTCCGTTGCTGACAATGCTACCATTAACATCTAACGATTCTTGGGGACTAGTGCTGTCTGGGCCAATACCTACTTTACCAGTTGAACTGATATGAATTGCAATCGTCGGCGATCCTGAATTATTAACTTTAAAATCAATACTACTTCCGCTTCGCAACGAATATAAAATTGCAGAGGTCGAATCTGTTCCAATGTTAAAACCCAAATCGCTACCAATGTTTATACCGGCATTATTTCTAACACTGAATAATTTATTTGTTACACTTTCAATGTCTCCGCGCAAAAAGTTTGTAGCAGAAACAGTTGTTCCGTTGTAATTTAAAGAATCAGCAACGCTAGCAGTACCCCAAAACTTAGAAAGACTAGTTGTATTGTTTTCAGTATTAGATAAAGAATTAAGTGTTACGCCTCTGTTAACTGATGCAAACCCTGCTATTGCTGCCTTAGGTGTAAAGGCTGTATAACTTTGTATACTAATTCGTTCGTCGTTAGAGTAAAAAGAAATTACAGAATGACTTACGTTATTAGTGTCAATAATAGTTTCTACCACTGGCCCAGTTTTTGAACCTGCGCTGTATTGAGGGCCCACTAACAACCAGTTCGATCCAGACCAAATATATAATTGTTGGTTACTAGTGTCAATCCAAAGATCCCCAAGTGTAGGATTTAAAGGTCGTGTTCCTTTTTTCGTTATTGCACCTGCTGAAACCCACGTTGTTCCATCGTATACTTTTAATAAACTAGCATTAGGTGTATTATCATACCATAATTGCCCTTGTACAGGATTAGTAGGTGATGTAACGCTAGAAAAATTTTCCAATAAGTGTAAGAAGTTTTCTGCAATTACAGTTGCATATCCTGGATAATTTTTTCCAGGAAAAGAAACACTCTTAGTTGTGTTTAATGTTTGATCTTCAACATTGATTGGCGGCTTTGCTGGATTAGTTGTTTCTGTAAAATTTACCTTATATGCCATTTTATACTCCAGACAATCCAGTTAAACTTTGAATACGCACAGTATAATCAATTTGAATCAAACGATTCAAAGATTTTTGCACTGGGTGAAAGATAACATGGGTTAATAGCAACCCTGTGCCAGAACTACTATAAGAAACTAATCCTAATTCATCAAATACATATGATGATCCAGAATCGTTTGTATTGTCAAACGCAGTCTGATCAGCAGGCTCGCCGTAGTCTAGTAAGCAAGTTACAAATATATCTGTATAATTTGTACCAGTAACGTGCCTAGTTTCAACATAATTTCTTGTAGGATCTACGTTGTTACTTGATCTATCATCAACAATTTTTTCGTAAGTTTGATTGTATAGACTAGCATTGGATCCACTGCTGTTAGGAGTTAAGTAAGTAATAATTCCAGTTGGGTCAACTGCTGTTCCGCCGTTGCCAAATGCCATTTGATAAATCATGCCTTCGCCGCTGTTAGCTAAACTTCTAGCTAAAGCAATACTCATGTTTTCATAATGGATAGCATTGCGCTTGTCAATGGCGATTTCCCCCGACTCGGGATACCAAATTTTAATATGCCCTTCGACGTGAATCCCTGTTGTATCTTTACTCTGCATAGTGATCTCTCTTTATTGTATATTTATCAAGTCCTATAATCTGCTAGTTTTATAATCTTAACTTGAGTTTTTAGTTGAAAAATATCTAACTCCTGGGGTAGCTTTTAAGAATTTTGCAATTTTATTATCATCATTTAAGATATTTGGCGTTTGCTTGCCGTCCCAGTCAACACCTCGCTTTTCAACTACTGTAATTGATGTGCCAAACGGAATTGCAGTTGTTAATCTAACCGATCTAGTAGTCCCGTCAACAGCAAACTCAGCAGTATAATGTACATCTGCGGCTGGGCTTTCTGGGCCGTTGGCTGCATTATACAACATGTATGGTTTCTTCTTTAATCTAGTTCCGGCAGCAAAGACTTCTAATGTATCAGATTGTCCATGTGTTGCAGGAATAGTTGAATAAGGAGTCCAGTAAGTTGTATTTGCTGGAGTATACAAAGTATTCAATGCTGTAGAAGAAGCTGTTATTGCTTTAATGCACTTATAGTATAAGTTATTGTAAACAACAATATCATTAACTGCATAAGATTTAAAATTATAAAAATCACCAGTTAGCGTTAAACCAAATTGCGTAAACCAAGTATAAGTATTGTCTGCTTTTGCAGGAATAAAATTCAAATCTACGTTATTAGTACCGTCAGATATAATAGTCTCAATATGAACATCTTCAACATAAGGTATTGTTTCGCTTGCACCGATATCTTGTACATATTCCCCTGTAAGGTGTATTGCCGGTGTGCCTGTACCCAATGTACCTCTTCTTAGCTGTCCTAAAACGTTTCCGTTAATGCTAAAGTACTCGATTCTCTCTCCTCTAATTTCAACTACCCCTGGTTTATTTCTTGCAGGGTTTGGAATATCAAAATTACTTGCATCAGCAACTGTAATCGTTGTGTCGTTGAATCTTAAATCTTGTGTCAACTTTGTTTGCTTATTTGCACTTAATCTCTTAAAGTGTGTTCTGTTTAACATATCTTTAAATTGCATATAAGCTATTCCAGAAGACAGCACATTATTTGAGAAAGTTATAAATGTAAACTCATCGTCATTATTAGGAGGAAGAGCTAGAGTAATACTTTGTCTATCTTTGTTAACTTTAAAGTCAACACTTGGAGTTAACAATGTCCCGTTCTTTAATACCCAAACATAATTGTCATCAATAACCGATCTGTCTAACGGAATAACACCGCCAGATAGTCCAACATATCTATAATATTCCGGTGTGTCTGGGGTAATTTCCAAACTTGAAGTAATATTAATCGATGTTCGTTGAATGTCTAACACATCGTGCTTATAGAACGATGTAACTTCAATATATTCGTTCGTGTAAGATTGGCTAAATTGTATTTGTGCAGGTGTGTTATCAGATTTAGGAATATAGAAATATCCCTGGTTTCTTCTAACACTCACTACTAATTGTTTTCCGTTGTAAGAATTATAAATTGATCTATTAATCTTAACAGTAATGCCTCTTAGGTCAACAGTATAATCTCTTCCTAGAGTTAATACACGACTATTAGCTAATACTAAGATATCGCCAATACCTACTGAGAACGGAACAAATTTTATAGAATCAATTGTGTAATTTAATCTGTTACTGCCAATTGTAAAATAACTATTGTTAGGCCCCGGTAGTATTTGTTGGTCTACTCTAACAAGCATATTCGATTCTGCAGGCAATGAATCTCCCACAATATTTTCTAAATCGTATATACTGCCACCATTTGGAATAATAGTTTCTGATTTAGTAATAGAGAAAGTTTGTGTTTTACCGCTTACTATAATATAGTTAACAACAGCTCCAGCAATTGGTGGTTGTGCTAACTTAATACCGATTCTATTAGATGCTTCATAGCTACTGTCTGTTTTAAACAATACAGCACTTACAGGAACTCCTGCAACGTACACTAGATAAGTTGCAGATTCAACCCAAGATGCTTGTGTTACAAATTCACTAGTAGTTCCGTCACCTACAAAATAATCTAAATCTAATAAATTAGTTCCGTTAAATCCAATACTGAAAATAGATACTAATTCTCCAGCAGGCGGAGGTGTTACAAATTTAATTGTGTTTGAATTATATAGAACAGAATAATCAACTATATCATTTTTAATTTCTGATACCGATGTTAATACGTCATTAACTCGTTCTGTACGAGTAAATTTAACTATTACTGCTTGAGAGCTGTTTGGTTTTTGTGATATTATAAATTCTTTTTGCACACCGTCTGCTAAGTAACTATCTACTTTCATAGATGCACTTCCTGCGCTTGGTTTATCAAAAATCTTAATTGCAAGTGTGTCTACTACTTGCCCCGGTACACACTCTTCTGGTGCTGGGCTAGTAGTAGGTGTAACAAACCCATCGCCGTCTATGATAATTTCGTCTGCGGCAATACCTTTTGCTGAACTGTAGGCTAAGTCGCCTCCAGAAATTGCTGTATCATAATCTGCATCTTGAGGTAGAATAGATCCATCACTAGTCGACTTACGAATTATAAACTGATCACCAGTGTTTACCTGGAAGGTGCCGGGTATAGAAACAACATATGGATCACTTGGATCATTTTCTACAATAACAGTTTCCATTACTGCATTTGGTTTTTCTGGCATGTAAGAACCAGTCCAGTTTGGATCATCGAGTCTAACGCTCTTTAATAAAGAACTAACTGTCAAAATACTTCCTAAACTCACTGGCTCATTTAAAGTAATAATTCCGTTGATCTTAATTGTATAATCAGTCGGTGTTACTAAAGTCCTTGTAAATGTTGCAGTTGACGCTGTTACATTCTTAAACAAGATTTGATCAAGTTGAACAGTTGTCGATGTTAATACTCTAACTATTTTTGTATCTAATCCAATTGTATCAACTACTGCTGGTGTTAAAGAAATTAAATCGCCTGCTTGTAAGTTTGAAGTATCGCTAACATGTAAAACGTTTGTTCCTGCAATATTTTTAGTAAAAAACAACGAACCACTTGGAGCAGTATTTGGAAGGTCGCTTAACTTAACATGAGTAGAATCTATAATTTGTGTTACAGTTTGCCCAGAAGCAAATCCTGTTCCAATTACAGACATACCTTGTTCAATGCCTGTAACGTTGTTTAACTGTAAAACATCGCCCACTATACCGTTGTATTGTTTAGTTACGCCTTTAACATTAACTGTAGTCTTAACTTGCACACTAGGATCAATATCTAACTGATTAAAATTGTAACTAGTAGCAACACCATCTGAAACGTTTTCTTCTACGTTTAATTTACTATAATAAACGTTTAACTCAGTACCAGGTTCTGGTACATAAGGTAAGGTAAAGGAATGAGTGTTTGCCGAAACAGTTACAATATAATCATCAAATGATTCGTCATACACTCCCCACTTATCAGTAAACCAAGGTAAACTATCCCAACCTTTTGCTAAATCAAATCCCATACCTGTTACTACTACACCACCGTAGTCAATACCTGTCATTAATTGGCTTAGATCTTTTCCAAGCTCGCCTTCGGCAGGATTATAATAATGCTGAATACGGTCTGCGGCATTTAGTAAAGACCAATCTTTAACATAAGTAACAGTAATTGTTGAGTCCTTAGGTGGTTCTACTTCAAATGTTATAACACCATAATAAACAGTATGATCAACACCAACAGAAGATTTTATAGAAACTGAGTAGGTATCTCTTAGAACTTCTTGTGCTACTAAATCTGTTTTTAACTTTAACGTCACTACTGTGCGGCCAATCCTAATATCAGGTGCCCATTTTAAAATAAACTGTTTCTTTGAACCAGTACCTGTAAATGTCTCAACTTCTTGTAAATTAGAAATTTCATACTGCTGGCTTATTCTATCAAATTTAACTTTGATTAAGTTTGATCTAATAACGCTGTTACCAATAATAGCTACTGCTTTAGCTTCAGATCCTGTGGTATTTCCATCTAAAACCACAGTTGGAGCAGATAAGTAACCAGACCCTTTGCTTAATACAATAACACGAGTAACTTTACCACTAGTAACAAATGCTCTTGCTACGGCTCCGGCACCAGACTCACTTAAAATTCTAACTGCTGGAGGTGTAAGGTATCCGCTGCCGTTGTCAGTTACTTTAATGTCTACAACGGAGTAGCCAACAAAGTCTGCCCAGAATTTCCACGGATAAGTATCTGCAATAACTGCATCAACATTAATAGCATTATCAACAATAGCAGTTTCGACAGGGCTAACTGTCCCGTTAATTAATGCTGGTGGCAAATCAAAATCTGTTACAGAAGATTGACTGCTATCAAGTCTTTGATAAGAACTGATGTATTCTCTAACAACAGTTCTGTAAGGTTTTACTTCATTAACAAAATTTTCATAATCGACTAAGTTGTCATTTTTATAAGTCACTGGTTGATTTAATTCACCGACGTTATGTTTTGCTTTTACAAAACTAGTTTTCATTACCCAATCAACATAAATTTGTTCAGACAATACATATCTAACGCTGTTAAAGAATAAGTTTAGATATTCTGTTCTTAGGTCGTCAATTAAAATTTTATTTTTTAATGTCTGTAAAATAATTCTTAATTCAGTAGATGCAGAGTTATCAAATACCGAACTATCGAATAAAGAAGAATCGTAACCATATACAGTCTTTTCAAATTGATATAAACTTGAACTTAATTGTATAGTTCCGTTTTCCTGTCCTACTACTTTATACGTCTGAGTCCAATCGATAGATTTAACATCAGAATATTTTTCTAAAAGCAACCATGTTCCTGAGCTAGACTTTCTAATTTTAACTGTTTTTCCAATTACTGGATTAATCAAGTCTAAGCCACTAAAGTTATCAACTGCATAATCTGAAACAGTAAATTGATTATAACCAGTGTCATACCAATCAGCGTAACTCCAGAACTTAGTTGTGTTATAAGACTGACTGTTTACCCTTGACCAAAGAGATGTAGATGTTTCATAAGAGTAAATGCTCCAGGCTCCTCCTAGCTGACTATCGCTGTTTACCAACGCTGAATAATTTCTTACAGATAAGATAGTATTATCATCATAGCCTTCGCCGCCTGATATGATTTCAGCGCCAACAATTTGGCCAGAAGTGTTTAGCACTGCCCTAATTTCAGCACCTTGGCCGACACCTGTTACTGAAATATAAGGAGCAATTAAATAACCTGCACCTTTGCTAACAATAGTTACACTAGAAATTTTACCATCTATAATTGATCCAACAATTAATTCTGGTTTTCTAAAGTTTCCGATGCTGGCAAATCTTAGTTCAGATTCTACATCAAACACTACATCATAGAGCCCTGTAATTGTTGACGGTGCAACATCGTAACTCTCAAGGTCTGATAGATCTCTATTGTTAACAATTTGTTTATTAATTAATAACAAGTTAGTTTTTTCTACTAATTGTTTTAATGCTTCAAAGCGATTAATAAACATACCTTGACGAGGTCTATTTTCTACACCAAATCTTAATTTAGGAGGTAAAGTAGTATCTGGAACTAGCCTACCCACAGAATCTTTTCCGCACAAACTATCAACCCATTTTTGTTCTATGTGATAAGGAATTTCAGAAATATTATCATTAGAAATAATTTTCCACTGACTGTGAACATTTTGATTTGTGTTTTCAGTAATCCAGTATTCAACGCTGAATGCTATTTCTGAATTTTCTAACAAATCTTGGCAGTTTACTAATACAAAACTATTCTTAGAAGTTAAACCAAAATACTTGTAACCACTGCCTCGTGGGTTAGAAATTAAATTAGCTACTTCAACAGCAGATAGATTTCTGTTCTTATTTGCTGGTATAGTTTTCTTGTTTTTAACCCAGTAGTAGTATGTATTTTTAAATGCTTTAGCAGTACTATCATACTTTTTAACAACACTATAAGTTGTGTTATCGTATAAAGTAGTTCCGCTTATGCCGTTAGCAAGCCCGGCTTCTGTATCTGCTTGTGAATTCCAATCACTTGGTTTTAATTTTGTTTCAACCCATTCATAAACGTCAATACTTGCTGTAGGAAATAACATTCCCCAAACACTATTTCTGTAAACAACATCAGTTGAATCTGAATTTTCTATAACCTTAGCTGTTCTTAAATCCCACCATAGTGTTCCAACTTGAGACGACGCCCACGCCAGTCCTTCGTCAACATTGACACTTGTATCTCCAATTGAATAGACTGCAGGATCATAGAATGTTTTGTATTTTATTTCTTGATCAGCTAGTCCTGGGATCTTACCTTGTGATAAATCAACAGCGTCTAAGTATGTTAATAGTTGATTAGTTTTTGTATTGTATAAGAATGCTCTTTTAATTTTTTCAAGATTTACAACGTCACCTTGAGAATAAACTTTTACCCAACTATAAGAATTATTAGATTTTGTGTAGTCGTAAACTTTTCCAGAGACTATCCCTTGATCAGTTTGATACGGAGATCCGACTATTACTCGATTATTACCGACCGCAAAGCCTTGACTATAAGAAGACTTTTTATCTGCATCAGTCGTTAATGTTTCACCGTAAATCCAATTATTTTGATATCTATCATAGATATCAATTCGACCTGTATCTGGTTTACTAATTAAGAACTGGGTTGAATCATCGTCAAAGGTAGTGCTATCAGTAAATGCAATTGGTTCTCTTGTTGAAGCGTTTGGACTATAAACAACTAATGTCTTATAATCATTCATGAAACTTAATTTAGTACCAAAGAACTGTGCAGTTGCAGGAGATATGTTAGTCAATTCTTGGTACTTAACATATTGACCTTCAGTTAGTTTATAAACACTAACTGCGCCGCTGTCGATAATTGTCTTATCCACTGTAACTTGGTCAAACAATATAGAGCTAATAGCAATGTAGGTGCCATTATCAGATACAGCTAAACCTGTACCAAACTCAAGGTCGTTGCTTGAAATAGTCTGTATCAAACTATAATTAGTTGATGAAGTTGAATAAACGTAAACTTTACCGGCGCCTGGTGCCGATACTAGTAATTTTGTACCATCTTTGCTAACAGCCATAGATTTACCAAATGCGCTGTTAGTAGAAAGAGTGCCTGGAAGATAATTCTGAGGACCGTACTGCCAATCAGTTTGTGTAAACTGTATTATACCAGACGGTGTTGAATCTGGGGCTGCGCTTAGATATACAGTATTTCCGTTAACTACATCAGTAACTGTTTGACCGCTAGCAAATCCTGTGCCAACAACGGTCATACCTACTTCAATATTTTGTGTGCTTGAAACTTTTAATACAAGGTCACTGCTTCCTGTAGGATTATACGAAGTTGTTGCTTTAACTGTGGTCAAGTAATTTAGAACATACACTCTACCAGTTGTACCATATCCACTAGCTGTAACCAGCATAGTATCATTATCAAAAATAATATTTGAACCAAACTTTTCATTAGCGGCAGGTGTTGGGCTAACAATAGAGTCAACTAAAGAATAGATGTTGTTTTCATCTTTCTTATATAAACTAATAACGCCTTGATTCGCCAATGTTGAGTTATAAGACGAACTCGATGTATCTACTGCAATGTAACCATCACCTGGTTGAGGATTTGTAGACACATAGCTAGCTAACGGTGTTCCTGTTGCTAACCATAACCCGTCTGGGCTCATTGCAATAACATCGCCAAGATAATCTGCATTATTTTGTCCTAGCGGATTTACAGTTAACGTAGGCTTAGAAATTGTTTGTCTTCTTAGCCAAGAAGATTTAAGTCCAACTGTATCATATATCACAATTTGACCAAGGGCATCGGTGACTGCTATAAGTGTGCCGGCGGCATTTACAACAATCCTTTTACCCCTAGCTTGTCCTTGAGATGGTTCAGAATTTGTTATTTCGCTTGGGTTATAAACAGAAGAATACTCCCAAGTTGCCCACGGCTCTGAAGTGTCTTGGCCACCTGTCCAAATTTTTTCTCCGTCAATCAATCGTTGAGAAACAATGTGAGATATGTTGTCAATAGATGCTGATCTTCTTGACTCAAAAACAAATACAAGTATTCTATCTTGTTCTGAAAACTTTCCAGTTAAGTTAGTTGTTAACGAAGCTGACAACACCATCTGGTTATTTGTTACAGATTTAATCTGGTAAAAACCATTAACAGAAGTAGTTTGATTAATACCTACCCAGGTTCCTATTTGCAATTTAATATTCTCTTTAGCAGAGATTGTTAATTCTTTTGACGACGGATTGTACACAACATCAGTAACATCTAATTTTGCACTAGTATATCTGTAAACGTCCCAAGATTGTTTTTCAAAACCGCACCAAACATAATCACCTTCTAGCATAATAGACGGGCTATAAGTAGAAATTCCGTCAATAGAAGATAAAATTATTTTTGCATCTGAAGGTCTTACATGCCCCGGTGTTCTTAGATACTTAGGAACTGTATCGTATAAAGGCCAAGGATTGCTATTATATCCAACAGGTTTTAAATAAACATCATTTGGAGATTGTCTAATGATAAAATCATTAATTGTCTTGTCAACGTAATTTACTAATTCAAAACCCTGAGGATTGTTTTTAAATAAACTTTCATCTAACTTAAACTCAATACTTTCAAAAGAAGAACTTGCACCGTATTGTCCAACACGCAATGCCCATTCTTCATAAAAGTTTACACTATCCTCGCCGTCAGCACTTAGTACATCAAAGAGTTTATTAAGAACATTTTGTGTCCCCTTCTCGATAATCATACCTTGATAAAATTTAAATTCGCTAACATCATCTTGAATAATGTTTGACAAATAATCACGTTTCTGGTAGCCGACTAGGTGTTGTGCAACGGTCTGCTGACTAGAGTCAAAATTGTCACTGTCGAGACTATAAAAATCTGTAAACTGTCCTGCTTTATAATTCCAGTTAGGCAACAACTTAGGTGTTGGTTTATCTGCTAGTTTAATCCAGCCTTCATAATTAAAATCTTGTGTGCCAATTAAAAATGATTTAGCACTATAATAAAATTCTTTATACTTAACAATATCACCTAAAGAATAATCAGTCCAAGGTGCCCAATTATTAATTAATGCTTGGTCAAAAATAAAGCCTGGGGCTTCAAACGATCCCTTCCAATCTGTGCTAACATAAGCAGATATTTTGATTCTTTCTTGTCTATAACCACTGGCAGTATTATAAATTGTATCGTTGAACATTGTAGAGTTGTTTAAAATAACAACCTGTTCTTTTTGTACAAGATAAAAAGTCGCACTAAAAATTCCATCTGTTCCGGCTGGAGAGTATGATACTGCGTTGTCATCTCTATAAGAATTTAAAAAGTTTGGAAGAATTGGAGTGCCGTCGACTTTAAAAATTTCATAGTCATTAAATGGACTAGTTACATCGTCAACTACCGCCAATGAGGTATTAAATGTAATTTTCTTAGCGGCTGGGCTAAGGCTTATTACACTACTACCTAGGGTGCTCAATCCTTCTAATTTAGTAAAAGATTCTTGTTCAAATATAGGTGCTGGACTGACATTAACAAATGCTCTATAGTAATCGCCGTTAAATCTTACAATGTCGCCTACCTTAATATCAAGAGACGGAACCCAATCTACCCACACATCTTGATCTTGACCTAACGACCAATTGCGTGTAGTCCAGTAAACAAATTCTTTAGCACTGGTTTCCCAGTTTGAAACTTGAGCTAGGTTAGAATTAAAATCGTCAAAGATAAATCCTTGAGATTTTAACCATTCGCCGTAACCTAAAATAAAATCTACAACTTCTTGAATGGTTCTAAACTTTGTACCGTATGGCACAACTAATTCGGTAGATGTATCAAACGTAGATCTTATAAATGCATCTTGGCCGCCAACAATTGGCAGAGAAGATAACGGCTCGTAATATTGTAGAGCAAAATCTGTGCCTGTGGTATGCAACGATTTAGATCTGTAATACTTTCCTCCGTATAATACAATCTTACCTGCGGCGTATTGAGAGTTTTGAGTCCATGAAGTAAATGCTTCAGAAATTCCGCCAATGTTAACCTTAGTGCCTGGATTTGTCCAAGCAAAGTATTTGAAGTAAGGCTGTCCTTTGCTGTAACCTTTGATTTCATAGCCAACAGATCCCGGAGAGTCTAAAGAAGTTTTTGTAACAATTATACCACTGTAGTTAATTTTCTTTATAGGACTTGAGCTGTTAAGAACTATTGAGTAATCTTCTTGAGGTACAAAAACACTGCCTTGGCTTAATGGTGTTTTACTATCTAGCAAGAGATTAAATTTTTCTTTACTAGTAAATGCTCCGACTCTGTAGGACAATCTAGCTTCTAAATTTCCTAAATCGTAAACATAAGAGTTGTAAGATTTTAAATTATCACTTAAAATAAAATCAACAATATAGTTAATAAGTCCGCTAGTCTTTACATCTGTAGTACTGGTGTAGATACTAGGAACTTGAATGTCCATAGGTGTTACTCGTAAACCAGTATCTTTATAAATTAATTGTCCAGCAACGTTTCTTACAATTCTAGATCTATCTAATAAGCATCCAAATGTTTTTGCTGGCATTAATAACATTGCTGTTTTCAGTACGCTAAATGCATAATGGCTGCTTCTTCTCCAAGCCGACTCAACTGGGCTAACATCGCCAAATACAAAATCAGACTCTGTTGCTTGTGTAATAACACCGGACGCTAGACCTGATAACAACGGACTTAAAATTTTGCCCTGCTCGTCGACTGGAATTAAGTTTTTAATAAATGGTCGAGCTACTTTAAGATTTTTTCTAAGTGGGAGTCCCGGTTCACGAATGATACCTTCAGCAATGTCATCCCATAGAATTTTATTTTCACTAGTCCATGGATAAGGGCCATAGGTTGTTTCCCACCATTCAGGTTTGATACTAAATCCCATCATTTCCCAAGGACACAAATTAGGGCGATCAGTATCTAACATATAACGATATATGCCTTTCCAGTATCCTGGCGAACTTGTGCCGTTTGGCGCTGGATTGTAAGTATAGTTGAATGTAAACGGATCAGTTCTATCGTAACTTAACGGTTTAGTAAAATCTCTATCAACTAAACTAGTCCATTTGTAAAAGTTAGGAGCAAGAACACGATCAAATTCTTCTCTCGAATAACTGTTGTTTCTTGAATATCCCGGAATGACATCTAGGATATCAAAAATTGTAGGATCGTAATCAACTTTAATGTTGTTAAAAATTCTTTTTTCTAATTCAAGAATTAAGGCGTCTCTATAGTCGCCGTACGCTAGTACTTGACTGCCATCGTGACCTTGTATCATCATCCTTGGAGTAACAAGGCTCTCGTCTTGATATATCATAGGTTCATACTTTGGCCACAATCCTAATTTTGTTGGTGTTGGTGGAACAAATGAACCATTTGTACTGTCATATTCGTCAATCGCAACAATGTCGCCTTCAGCTAATTCAGCTGATATGACAACAAATCCTTGACTATCAAATGTATAATCTTTTCTATACATTAATTGATTGCCGTTAAGGTATATTAAAACTGCGCTAGACGATACTAAATCCATACTAAAAACTTTAGACAACGGATATGTTTTTATTCTACCATCGATGACTTCAATTTCTGTCCTTACTTTAGCTGTGTATGGAATCATATCGCTAAAGTAGTATGGATTAGTTTTTGGTTTATCTTTATTAAGTTTTTGTAAAATTAGATCGACTATTGTAACAGGATCGCCATCAACACCAAGTGTTTCTGCTGTAGATACAAAATTCTTTTTAAATTTGTTATATTCGTCTTTAGCAATATCAATTGCTTTTACAACGTTGTTGTCTAAGTTTGTTATATGATATAAACTTAAACTAATTGGCCCCGAGTGTTGTAAAAATTTAGATCCATAAGAACTAACATTTCCTAAATCTCTTAAGTTGTTAGGGCCAGGAAACTCTCCTTCAAACATTGGAAGATTATCCACAATGGTGCTAACGTGGTCACTAATTTCGCCAAGCGTTAAACTTTGAATACTTTCATTTAACGGATTATTTTGTAAATTGTGTGGTATTTCATAGTAGCCGTTGTCATTAATCGGCTGTTTTGCAAATGTTCTAATAGTCAATACATCACTAGACTTGATGTCAGAGCTTAATACAATTTTTTTATAATTAGGACCATCCACAACTGCCCATTTATCTTTAGAAAGTCGTATTCCGTTTACATATACTTTGACAATTAAATCATCTAACTTGTTTATATCGTTAAAAATATCAATATCAAAATTGTTTACTTTTGAAGAATTTTTATATATTCTAACGGCTGCTTGTGACACATGAGAATCAGACTTAATCCAACTATTAGTGTATGCTATACCTGCAGGTGTATTATGAGAAAGGTATCCAATGTTGATTGTTTGTGTTTTTACTTCTGTGCCTAATTTATATTCAAACGAATCTTGTTCAAAATTAAAGTTAAAAACAATGTCGCCGACGTTGTTAATATTTTTATATGAAAGAGCAAAACCTAGTACAGAATCAACTGTACCTGTACCTGGCTTATAAGAAAATAATTCTGTTCCTGCAAAAGTAGTACCTTCATACTTTGAAGAATCGCTAAAACTTACTCCTTCGCTGTCAAATACATCAAACAGCGGAGGCTGGTTTCTTTTATACTTTTCCTGTCCTTTAACCCATTCTGTTCCGTTGAACCAATAGCACTGACCTCTATTTTTGTCTCCCAATCTAACTACAGAAATTACACCAACTGTAGGTTTATATTCTTCAACTAAGTGAATTTGTCTTCTACCATTTAGATTAAGATAGTTAACTCTATAAACATTATTTTTTACTAAGCTATCAGTTTCAGCAAGAAATAAAACACGCTGGCCTTGGACCAAGTCAACCCCGTCAACATTATATCCTGTTGACCCTTCGATAGTTGAAAACACATCAGTAGTAAAGGTATCAATCAAATCAATGTCTAAATCAACTGTTGAAAACGATCCATAATTAAACAACTGTAAGTCTGGTTCAAATTCAATAATTGGTCGAACTGCTCTAGTATTTTGATCTAAAGAAAGGTCAATGTTATTAACTCTAGCACTAGTTTCAATTACAGTTTTATGGAACCAACGATTATATCTAGCCCAAGGACTTCTTTCCTTACTAGCTCGGTTGATAACAAGGTATTCTGGAATTCCTGCAAATGCAGTAGCATCACTAAACGGCAACACGTCAAACGGTGTTGAATCAAATAAAACTGTCTGTGCTGTTGTGTATGGGCTTAATAGCTCCAAATCAGACTCTTTGATTAATCGTATTGCGTTGCCAACACCTTCAACATAATAAAATCCTGAAGAATATTTTTCAGGAGTAACGTTGCCAATAAACTGAATCTTCATTCCGTTACTTAAGGCAGTACCGTCTGGTAGAATGTATTCTTTTTTGTTTAAAACTTCATTCTCAACATCAATTGATGTGTTTTCATCGATTGACGCGATTTCAAATACTCCGCCAAGATCAGAATCAGTTGTGCTAACATAAAATAATAAATCAGGAGCAGAGTAAGGAACTGTAAATGTAATTGTTCCAACTTCTACAGAAGTCACAACAAGTCCGTTGCTGTCTTTGTAAATTAAACCTTGATCAATGTACCCGTGCTCTGTACCAGTAGACCTTGCAGTCTTAATCATAAAAGGATTATCTTGACTGCTAACGCTAAATTTGTAAGTTTGTCCTCTATAGAGTTTGATCACAGGATTTCTTTCTAGACCTGGAGGATTAAACAAATATACATTATTGTTACCCTCTGACTCGATTGTAACAGTATATTCACTAGTAATATCTAATTGTTGTCCTGCAATTTTAATCGTAGGAGGACCGTAAGGTAACCAATAATAATTTTGAAAATTAATAAACATATCCCAAGAAATATGAGGATTGAGACTGTAAGTCTCTTCTTGGTTTAACCTAGTGTGATTTGCAGTATTTGCACCTAAGACATTAAGTTGATTAATATAGTCTTGATAATCTTTAAAGAAAGTAGTGTTGCCAAGAGAGTCATTAATAACTAATCCTGGCTCAAGCTGATATTGTTGTCTAAATGCGCTGGCTGCTTTTACAAATATATCATCGCCAGTAGTAGCTTTTGCATTTTCTCTTCCAACGTAACCATTGATTTTATTAATTGATCCTGAGGATATAAGTTGATCAAGCGTAGCTTGTAAAAACTTTTTATTAGAATCAGTTTGATAAAACTTAGGTAAGAATGTTGATGATCTTCCCTTGTTACCTGTTGGATTTACATTATCAGACATTAGTTGCTCCGTACGGTGAACTTGTTACACTCTGTTGTGTTAAATTAACTTCAGTTGTGGCAATATTTGTTATTGCTTTAATTGTGCTTGGTGTGAGAGAAGTAGTTATTTCAATATCGTCTACTGTTGCTCCGCTCACAAAGATTTGATCGCTTGCAGATTTAATTTCGAATAAACTTCCAAAATTTAATCCTGTTTGTCTTGGAACTATTACAAAATTAGCAATATAAGGTGCTACACTATTTGTAACATAAGTTGCAAGCTCAGTAAAATAAAATGTATCTCCAAAATCCCAATTATCTAATGCAAAGAATTGTTCGATTGCCGAAACGACTTTAGTTTTAATATCGTTATCAGAGATAACTTGTCCTGGATTCTTAACAATTTTAAAAGTAGATTGGAAGTTTGATTCTGCATTTGAACCAAACAAAACTTTGTAATTCACAGGATGGTAAATTACTTCGTCACTAATTGATTTTATTAAATTTAAATTTGGAGATACAAGGTCGTATAATTCAACCGTGCTCGGTGGCAGCGGTTTAGAAATATTTGCACCTTTGAGCCACTGTCTAAACAGAGTATCATACCCTTTTGTTAAGACGTAGACATCGACAATGTTTGATGGTGCAGGATCTATCCTAGAATCATAATCGGCGTTGTGTGTATACTGAAACTTAATATTATCTCTACCTTTGAATACTTTATAATCTAAACTGGCTACTAACGCAGAACTTGCGCTAGTTAACTTTTTAACAACACCAGTGTTGACAAAATAAAAATACTGAGGGTACACATCTTGACTGCTGTCTCTATTATAAAACGCTGCCTCGTTAGGTAAAATCCAAACAGTTTTGTTGTTTTCGTTTTTAACGTAACGATAGTCTTCCTGGCCTTCACTAATTGAATATTTTTCTTGGAGGACAAATTTTGTCCAGTCGGTGGTGCTAGGAGCAACAATAACATCAAATAGCTCTGGATTATCAACTACACCGTTATCGTCTGTATCAGCAAAAGTAATGACTACTTTCTTGTTGTCTACATAACCGTCTTGGCCGATAAACTCAGCAACAACTTCCCATTTATAATCAACAGTAAAAGGCAAAGTTCCGTTTTGACTAGTTGGATCTGTGTTTACATTTAAAATAGTAATGTTGTCTTTAACTACTTTGTTATTTCTACTATCATAAATCTTTCGTGTGCCATCATAAAAAAATCTAGTTTGACTTTCACTTTCAAAAATGTATCTCTGTTCTCGACTAGTTACAGTATAGTATTCGTTATCAGTTGTAAACAAAATTAACCAACTAGCATCTTGATTTTTGTTAGTAGCATCACCTTGCTTACCTAAGCTAAAATTAGATACGACGTCTAGATTAGCTTCGGTTACAATCTGCCATTCTTGAACAGAAGCGTTGTATCTTAGGCCAAATGGTTTATTTCCATCAATAGTATCAATCATAGTATTGATAACTGATGACGATATTGTTGTTCTCCAGCGAGGAATAATTTTAGTAATAACAGGCTTAATTTTAATAGAAGAATTTGAATACAATGTAGAAGGAACGTTAGTATTCAATACTATTGGACCAAACCCTGTAGACAAAACTCCAGTTCCAGATGCTGTGCCATCTGTTACAATAGATACAACTTCTGCCCACAATGTTTTTACATAATTTGGTGTGTTGTTAGATGTAGTTGCAACGATTGCATTGGCCTTGCTTGTGTCAAAATAATACCCGTCTGGCGCTGTAAATTGCACTAAAGATCCAACATTAAGATATTTTAAATCAGTTATAGAACTAGAGCCGACTGAGTAAATGATACCTCCGGCAACGTCGCCTACATATCCAGACGAAGCGTTAACATCTGATGTAACATTGTTCCATGTAATGTTTAAGCTAGCAGTAACATAATTTACAAACTTAGAATAATAAAAATTACGTAAGTTAGAACCTTTTAAAATATCAAAAATTTCGTTATAGATGATACCTTCAATGTCTGTTTTTGAACTATACTTGAATCTAAATTTATTATTGTATTCTTCGGAATACAAAACTCCGTCATCAGCAAACAAACGTGTTGAACTATACTTCCCTGTTGGGTCTGTTAAATCAAAATATCGGCTAACACCAGAACTACTACGATTAACTGCTTTTACTTTTGCAATCTGTGTACTTGATGACAAAGGACTAATGTTATAGTCTTCAGCAGTAATCATTCGATTTTGTGTATAATATGTCTGCGGTGCATTATTTTTAATACTGTCATTACTTTCTGTTGTTGTTGAATTAGTAATTGACGCAGTAAGCGACATTGTAACAGTTAGTGTTTGTAATTGATTTTGCGCTGAATAATAAGGAATTGCAATAGAAATATTTCTAATGTCTCTTGAGTTAATAGTGTACTCAAGCCCGTTACTAACACGGTAATAGGTTCTAAATACTCCTAGAGGCAAATCTCCAAATGTTCCATCACTAAACTGCAAACTAATTCTATCGCCTGCTCTTGTTAAAACTGCGTAGATGTTTCTAATATTTTTATTAACACTATTGTAGATAATGTTGTTGCCTTCAAAGTTTGAGACTTGTGTCCATAAAGACGATTCGGCGCCATTACCGTCGAGTCTATAAAGCCAAACATCGCTATTGTTTACACCAGGCGTTTCAATATCAACAGATTGATTACTACTCGGTTGATTGATTGTAAATGTACCTTGATTTAAGGTGCCTTGCACAAAATTAAAAAAGAAACCCGATGCGGCACTGCCAAGACCACGGCCGTCATCTCTATAAATGCAGGCAATTTTATTTCCTACTTTAGGAGCTTCTTCATAAATGTAAGTTTGATTTTCAAATGTAGTACTAGTTACTTCAAAAGGCATTGCCCTTCCGTCAACTGTTCTAGTAAATGAATAAACAGGCACATCTAAATTTGCGCCTTGGAATCTATATTGCTCTGTTGGAATTCCGTAAATTGTTGCTTTACTTGCCGGATTTCCGAACTGTTGGGTTGACGGAAATGCCGCATTCATTACTTTAATAAATTGGTCATACCAGCTGGCATTACTCGGATCGTTCCAAGTAATTGTTTGCCCTGCAATGTTTCTTCCGTTGCTATCAACTACATTCTCTGTTGTTGCAACGTTGGTAATTTTTAATAAACCCTTACTTGGAGAGTTTCTTTTTGCATTATAACTAATTAATCTAGCTAGGCGTAGGACAGATTCACGGCGCTCTGCTAGTTCTAAAAAGTTCTCACGAGCATTTAAGTCAACACGGAAAGCTATGCTTTGGCCCAAGAAAGCAATAAGATCAATTAGGGCAAGGTATTCGCTAGACTCGATGTAATCGTTAAAATCTTCTGGGTAATTTGTACGGATGTAGTCGATCATCGTACGACGCAGATTCTCAAAATCGTAGCTTTGAAAATCTGCGTTGCGGAAACTTTGATATATCTTTTTCCAGTCTTGGGTGACTAACAGTCTATTTTGTCTTGTAGTTACACTCATGATTTGTCCTAATAGTAGTATTTATTAGATAAAATTATGTGCGTATATTATGCTATCAATAGGCCGTTACTCTGGTCAAACCTCAATTTCAACTTTTGTTGTAAATTATAAGGCAAGTAAGTTAGATTACATTCTATCTGTATACCATTATCATAGGGCGTAACAATAACTTTATCTGTGCTAACACGTGGATCATAGTTAATGATTTGGCTGACATTTTCAGTAATTGCATATCTTACTTCATCGGTCAACTGTTCGTATAGAAGATCCCAAATAATGCACCCAAACGATGGGTTCATTAGACGTTCTCCCTGTCTTGTATAAAAGTGATTAATAATATCCTGTTTAATTAATTCAAAATCAAACAAAGAATAGTTTTCATTTGATACATTTACAGTACTAAAACCTTTATAAGTTTTAGGAGCAGTTACGCCCGAGGTTGGGGCAGCTGGTAGCGTGATTTTATTATATAAATTTGAACTCATTTATGCTCCTTAATTTTCCTGTGGTGGAGGATCAAATGTATCAGTATTAGTAGAATATTTCTTCCAATACTCTGGTAACGTAGCTGTCGAAGATCCGCTGTATCGAGAATTAGCATCTCTATCTGTTTTTGCTGGCTTATAATTAACTGGATCTAAATTCTCGTGGTGCGGCCAAGGCTCGTGCGTAGGAATTCTTGGTACAATTGACGGGCTAAAAGATTGGCCAGCTTCATCGTATAATGAGATTAAACTTAAAGATAGCGGCAAGGCTGATGCAGGTGGTTCTGAAATTGGATCTATTGTTGAAGAAGGTATTTCAGCCTGGCTTGCAGGATTAGAAGAACTATTTAAATCAATCCTTCCGCCGCCGCCGGCGGCTGTTAACTTAATGCTTGATGATGCATTTACATGATGTACTGTAGCACTTAATAACATATTGCCGTTGGCTGTAAAATTTGAATTTCCTTTAGACAATACAGACAAACTGTTATTAACTGACAAATTAAAATTAGCATCAGTTTGTAAAGACAAATCACTTGTTGCTTTAATTGAAGTTTTTCCAGTCGATGAAGAAACAATATTTCCAATAACTTTTGTTGTTAAATTACCAAGAATGTCAGATCTTAAGTCCCCTTCTATCTTTTCGCTAAATCCATTTTTTACATGAACTTTTTGGTCATGTCCAACGATTAAAAGATTATCGATGAGAACTTCTGTGTGCATTTCTTTAGAAACTTTAATGTTTAAATTTCTTCCAGCTTCAATGTTTACGTCTCGATCTGAATAAAGATTAAAATCATTTTTTGTATGAACACTGATACTATCTTCGGCAAATATATCTATCTTTCCATCGCTTGATAATTCAATCCACGCTGTGCCTCTAGCATTGCCAATGTAAATTAAATCTTCACTATTGTGCAATAAAATTTGGTGACCCGTTCTCGTACGGATACGAACTAGTTCGTTATGAGGAGCATCAACTAAACCTTTTTCTTTATTTTCAACACTAGCATATTCAGGTGGCCCTTCTGAAGGTTTCTTCATCCTCTGGAAGGCAGCATCACCGTCGTCCATAACGAATGTTGTTCCGCCAAGGCGACTAACAAATGTCAATCCTTCACTTTCTTCTTTACCTACTAGATCCTTAGGACCATTTTTATCTAATGGCCCGGGTGTACTAATTCCAAATACAGTACTCGGAGCTTCTCTCCTGGCACTACTTGATGTAATACCTCTAGTATCGTCTTTTAATAAACCTTGCTCTTCTAGTGCATCAGCAAAGAACTTTGCCACTGGTTTTTTATTTTTAGTTGGATTTGATGGGTTTAATTTTTCTTTAATTCTTTTATTAAACTCTGCTACAGGTAATCTTGTTGGTCCATCTTTATACTCTGCATCAGGTGGTAATGTATTTGCCTCAGTGGCAGCAAGTCCAGGTACGCTAAAATTCATGTGTTCGTCTGGAACACAACCTAACCAATAACCTTTAGCAGGATCACCATTAATGAACACTACAAGAACAGTGGTTCCCGGATCGGGCGGAACAAACCACATGCCGTAGGACTTTTGAGTACTAGTATAATTGTCAGGATCTTCAACAGTATAGTCATAGCCAGTACTACCAAAAAATGGGGACATCATGTTTACCTGTTGAGTCTGAACAGCACTTTTGGTATTGCCTGCGCCCGGCCTTTGTAAAGAAACTTCTAATGTTCCCATAAAGGCAGGATCACTGTGGCTAACGACCGTAGCAAGAACAGGCCACGATGGTAAATCGCCTTGTTCTCCGCTAAACTTATCTTCCATTCCCATATTTTATCCTGTTGCTTGTGTTGATGTGATGCCGCCGTCGCTATCTGTAACTAGAGTAGATCCATCATCAAACGTTTGTATTGACGAGCCGTCATCAAACGTTTGTACTGTAGGGTTAACTGCTTTACTAGATATTAAACTTGCAGGAGACGCAGCCGATGTAAATCCCTGACCTTGGCGTCTATTGCAATATAAAGTTTGAACAAACTTTCCATTTCTGAATGAACTGTTGATTGTTGTTATCTTATATAGACCGCTAAATTGTGTTGCAAGTTTGGTATTTTTTATAGTGTACAAACCTGTAGCTTGATCTAAATCATTTGGTGTTCTAAAATTAATAACAATGTCAACTTCGCCATTTTGATAATTTATGTTACCGTCTTTAGTTATGTTAATTAAATTTGTTTGTGTTGCAGTAAAATTTCCTGCGCCGCTATTAGCAATGTAGTACGGATCACCAACAATATCCATTGTAATGTTCATCATATCCATTCCTTCTGTCATTGCTTGATGGAACATTCTTGCTACACGGCTCGCCTGTGTTTCACCAACGCTACCACCCTTGTTGTCAGTTGAAAACAAAGTTGCAACGGTTTTAGTCATTGTGGCTAAAGTACCTAATTCCGGTGTGCCGCCTTGAGGCATTTTAGGCTTGCTTGGATTTTCTTCAGTACCTGGTGCGCCAGATTCGCCGCCTCCCATCTGGTCTGCATTAGCTATATCCCCAGATGTGGTAAAGTCGTCTGCTTGAAACACTTGGTAAAATGTATTTGAAATATCAATCTCAAACTTTATTACGTCAACATTTTTACCTGTGTAGATATAGTTGTATTCTTTAGCGGCTTGTTTTTTTAACTGCTCTATTCCTGGTGCTGGTGCGTTTGGTGCTAATAATCTGCTAGCATGTACTTGATAGGGTACTACCCTATAAACAAACAGTTTAGGTATTGAACCAGTTTTAGACATGTTAGCATCATTAGTTATATGATAAACTTGTGTATCAATTCTCCACCAAGGACGCATACCATTAGTATCTGGTGGTCTTTCTAGTGCGGCTTTTGCTATATCGCTTTTAATCAACACTTGATTAATTACATTAACAATATCTGTGTTAATTGCAAAAGTAAAATCAACTAGACCAACAGGTGTAGCAGTTACCGCTGATCTTTTTATGTTTCCGTCATCGTCGTAAATATTTTTTTCTTCGTTAAAAGACTTGTTCTGAGGCCTAGTAATATCGTAACCAAGGCCCGCCTTTCCAATGTCGTTGCAAACACCGTCAGGTTGAACTAATGTCTTGTTAACACTACTTCTTGATAAATTTAATTTTTGCAAAACTTTGCCGTCAGTAGCAGTTTGGGCTGTGTCTAAAACAGCGGTAGTATCGTCTTCTTTTGCTTGACTTGAAGAAGATGCCTGGCTAACACCGTTAGCACCGCTAGAAGAAATGTCTTCTGGAAACAAAATTACATATTCGTCTGGGACATTTACAAGGCCTTCTTTTTTCTGCTGTTGTGTTTTAGAATTAAGATATGCTTGTAAACTATTTGGTCCGGATTGTAAAATCTCTTGTACGGTTTTACCTCTAATTGTAGCATCTGATTTTAGCAATCTCACTGTGTCCATTAAAGTTGATGCATTAACTGGTAATCCTACACATTGATAAACACTACCAGACCCGCTAACTTTCACTGTCATATTGTTAAAGTTAAAAGGTATAAACTTTTTAGTAAGAGGAACTGCTTTAAAAGATCCGTTTTGGTCTTGTCCTCTAAATTCAATCGTTAGTAAAAACGGAGCTTCGTTATAATTTTTATATCCTTTATTTCTGGCGGCAACTTGTACAGCCATCATAAACTGCCCCATGCTGTAAGGTTCAACAATAGTAAATTCTAAGTTAGTGCTGTTAGTATTGCCTGTGCCTTTTTCAAAACCGTATTGTCCTTTAATGTTAAGTTCGGTACAATAAAATTCATTCATGCCGCCATCAAGTTTAACACGGTTGTTTGGAGCAGAACTTGCACCCTTAAACAACCAGGGTCCTGATATTTTTCCTGCTATGTAAGATGTATCTGGAAAATTAAACTCGTCTGCAGACAAACAAGTCATGCCAATAATATAGTCATAAGAACTATATGAATTTAGTGGGTTTGGTATTGGTAAAGTAAACGGGGCATCAAAAAGTCCAACAGGCGGAGATGTGAATAGTGTGTCAATGGCAGCTCCTATTCCTTTTAACGAACTACCAATGCTATCAACTACTCCACTTAATGCGCTTGCGGCGCCGGTAACTACAGTGACCGCTCCAACTGCTTTTGTAAGATCTTTTGTTGCTGACATTTTATAATCCTAATACAGTACTTAGGCTAGTAGCCTTAGGAAGATAAATTTTTGTTCCAACTTTAAAATCAAAAATAGGATCTTGCAAAACATCTAAGTTTCTTTGAACAAAAACCCACCACAAGGCAGCATCGCCGTATAAGTCAAATGCTAAAAGGTCTGGCCTATATGCATACTGTGGCCCGATTGTGTAATACACATCGTCATCTTCAGCCGCTACTGGTCGTATGTTTAATACTTCTAAATAATTTCTAGAAACCGGAGTATTATACCAAGGACTTGTGTTTTTATAATTTGATGCCATAATTAAATGTATCCTGTTGTTCCAGTAACATATCCACCTTGTACGAATCGGTCTAGACTAAATTTTCTGTTAGTTGTTCTGCTGTACATTGGTTGTAGGTTAACTACAAATTGGCTCTTTGTTGGAACATAAGTTTTGCCTGCACTAGTTGAACCACCTAGGCCAAGAGACCCTAGTAAGCCGGCGGCGCCAGATACAGTTGATAAAATATTGCTACCACCAATTCCCAATGTATCTGTAAGGCCTCCAATACTGTCTGCAAGTGTTGCAATCTCGCCTAATGCACTAGCGGATGGTTCGCAACTGATATAATCGCAATCTTTAGGCAATGTTGTTTGGAAGCTGGTAACCGCTACTGGAACGTTTTTAAAAACATAACTTCCATATCCGTTTAAAAATACCACAGGCGGCGGATTTCCTGCCTTTGGGTCGAAGCCTGCAAACATTTTTGTAACAGACCTAAAGTAATGTAAAGCGGCAACCCAATATAATGCCTGTGTGCTATCTTCTACGTTCATTGGTGCAGTAATAGTTATAACTCCAGGACTGCTGTTTTCATATGCTTGGAATTGATAATTAGTATGCGTAGTTGGAATAGAATTATATTTGGCTGCTGAGGAAAAAGAAATCTCTGGAGTATACGGAAATACCATACCACCAGCATCCTTTAACGGTGCTAAAGCAGGGCTTTGCCTAAAACTTGGCCAGAATGGTAAACTTAATCTAACACGCCAATCATTACTGTTGCCAGTATCGCTAAACATTGAAACTGCGCCCAACAGGTCGCCAACTCCTTCTGCGCCGGACATTAAACCAGCGGCATCTAGGCGACTTATACTTGCAATATTTGAAACTGCGCTAGCGGCGGCACCTACTGCGCCGATCATCGAGCCTACATTTGCCATATTCTTTTCCTCTTTTGGTAATGTATTTATTTGACTTTTTAATGTGCGTAGTTTATAATTTATTATCCGGAGACTGAGTGAATGACAACAATACCAACTAAAGTAAACTATTTGAACAATAAGGACATGCTAGCAGAAATACACAGATCTAAAAGCTCATACTGTTCGTTTACTAAACCAGAGTACCACCAATACGATATTATTTTACCAAGTTTAGAAAAAGTTAATATCCGCACTATTGCAGAAGCCAAGCGCAATCGTGCTAAAAGACTAGGCGATGCTGAATATTTGGCTAGAAAATCTGCAGGAGAAAAAATTAAACAAGCAGATTGCGAAATTGATTACAGAAAAATACAAAAAACAGATCTTGTTTTTAGGATAATGACATATGATCACATTCCTTTGAACAGTACACGCAAGAAAAATCCCAAAAGTCAAGCAGATCACAGAGACAAAGTTAACTTTCCGCCTTTCCAACATTGGAAGTTTGACGAAAACGATGAACTTGTTTGTGTTGGAAAGAGCCACTGGAAGGGTGATTTAGTCAAAGGGAAATTTGACAAAGATGCTGGGCAAATTACTAATAACTTAGCTCGCATGATGATTAAACTCTGCGAGCGTTATGCTACACGCGGCAATGTTCGTGGTTATACTTACAACGACGAAATGAAGGGCCAAGCTATTTTACAATTAACGCAAATAGGATTACAATTTGACGAGTCAAAGAGTGATAATCCATTTGCTTATTTTACTGCGGCTGTTACTAATTCGTTTGTGCGAGTCATTAATCTTGAAAAACGAAATCAAAATATAAGAGACGATATTTTAGAAATGAACGGAATGAATCCAAGTTATAGCAGAACTGGGCAAGGCGAGCATGAGGCTGCATTAAAACGTCATAATGAAGGACTAACCGATGAGTAATCTGTTTAAAAAAGTAGCTTGTTTTACTGACATCCACTTTGGATTGAAGTCAAACAGCGGTACACACAATCAAGACTGTGAAGATTTTGTAGATTGGTATATACAAAAAGCCAAGGAGGAAGGGTGTGACACAGGTATTTTTATGGGCGACTGGCATCACAACCGGAATAGTCTTAACATTACTACTATGGACTACTCCTTACGAGCACTGGAGAAACTTGGACAGAGTTTTGATCAGTTTTATTTTTTTCCTGGCAATCACGATCTTTATTATAAAGATAAACGAGATATCCACTCTGTAGAATTTGGCAAGTATATTCCCGGTATCACTGTTGTACACGAGCCAATGACTGTTGGAAATGTTACGCTGTGCCCTTGGCTAGTAGGTGACGAGTGGAAACAAATAGGTAAAAAGAAAGCAGACTACATCTTTGGTCACTTTGAACTCCCGCACTTTTACATGAATGCCATGGTACAGATGCCAGACCACGGTGAGATTCAGCTAGATGCGTTTGAGGGTTATAAGATGGGCTTTAGCGGGCACTTCCACAAACGCCAAAGCAAGGGTAATATGCATTATATCGGTAATGCGTTTCCGCACAACTACGCAGATGCGTGGGACGATGACCGCGGAATGATGATTTTAGAATGGGGCAAACAACCAGAATATCACTCTTGGCCTGATCAACCTACATTCCGTACGGTAACTCTTAGTCGTTTAATTGATGAAGCAGATACATTAATTCTGCCCAAGCAACATCTGCGTGTAACACTAGACATCGATATCACTTACGAAGAAGCAAGTTTTATCAAAGAAAACTTTATGGCTCAATATGAAATAAGAGAGCTTACTCTTATTGCTGAAAAGAAGGCTGTTGAAATTAATACAGACATTGATGTACAGAGTTTTGAAAGTGTTGATCAAATTGTTAGCAATCAGTTGGTCAGTATCGAAAGCGATACGTATAATAAGAATACGCTTCTAGCGATTTATAATAGCCTATGATAAAAATTAAAGAACTTACAGTAAAAAACTTTATGAGTGTGGGTAATCAAACCCAAGCTGTTGATTTTAGTAAAGAAAACTTAACACTAGTGTTAGGTGAAAACTTAGACCAAGGTGGTGATGACAGCGGTTCACGCAATGGCACAGGTAAAACTACCATTGTCAACGCATTAAGTTATGCGCTATTCGGGAACGCTCTTACTAATATTAAGAAAGACAACCTAATTAACAAGATTAACAATAAGAACATGTTAGTTACGTTGGCGTTTGAAAAGGATGGGGAAACATATCGCATTGAGCGCGGTCGTAAGCCTAATGTTTTACAGTTTTATGTAAACGATGTTGAGCAAGAAACAGGTGAAACAGATGACGCACAAGGTGATATGCGCGAAACACAGAAAGACTTAGACGAATTGTTAGGCATGAGTCACGATATGTTCAAGCACATTGTTGCGTTAAACACATATACAGAGCCTTTCTTAAGTATGCGAGCAAACGACCAGCGTGTTATTATTGAGCAGTTGTTAGGTATTACACTATTATCAGAAAAAGCAGACAAATTAAAAGAATTAATTAAAGAAACAAAAGATCTAATACTGCAAGAGTCTGCTAATATTGAAGCAACTAAGAAATCAAATGAAGGTATTCAAAAAAGCATTGACAGTTTAATCACTAAGCAAACTGCGTGGAATAATCAAAGAGATAACGATCTTGAAAAGATTGGTCGGGCTATTATTGAATTAGAAAGTGTTGACATTAGCACAGAAATTGAGCTCCACACTTTGCATAAAACGTATGCGGAGCATACGGCAAAGCTCAAATCCTTGAACAAGGAGCGGGCAACTTTAGAAAGCGCGATAGCGCAAGCGGAGCGTAGCGTCACGAAGTACGACGCGGAGCTTATGAAGCTGGCGAATAAGCGGTGCCATGCTTGTGAACAGGAACTACATGATCACAAACACGGCGAAATGACCACAGAAGCACAGGGTCATTTAGACGAAGCTAAAAAGTATCGTGATAAAATTGTCAACGACCTGTCTACCATAGTAGGAGAAATTAATCTGCTAGGGGAACTTGCGGCACCGACACGTACATATTACGATACCGTTGAAGAAGCACTTAAACATCAGAACAATTTAAAAACACTAGAAACACAATTGACTGTACGTGCAGGCGAAGTTGACCCTTATCAAGAACAGATTGATGAGCTGATGAGCACAGCCATGCAGGAAATTTCTTGGGATCGTGTAAATGAGTTGAATACTCTTAAAGAGCATCAAGAGTTTCTATTAAAATTGTTAACCAGTAAGGATAGTTTTATCCGCAAGAAGATCATCGATCAAAATCTAGCATATCTAAACAATCGTTTAACTTACTATCTAGACAAAATGGGCTTGCCGCACACTGTGGTCTTTCAAAACGATCTAAGTGTCGAAATCACACAGCTTGGACAGGACTTAGATTTTGATAATCTGTCTAGAGGAGAGCGTAATCGCTTGATTCTCAGTATGAGTTGGGCGTTCCGCGACGTCTGGGAGTCGCTGTATCAGCAGATTAATCTGTTGTTCATTGACGAGCTTGTTGATAACGGCTTAGACGCCAGCGGTGTTGAGGGCGCATTAAGTGTGCTCAAGAAGATTGCCCGTGAGCGCAAGAAGAATGTATTCTTAATTTCACACAAAGACGAACTTATCGGCCGTGTTAACAACGTACTCAAAGTTATCAAAGAAAACGGATTTACATCTTATGCTAACGATTTAGAGGTCACAGAATGAAAGTAGGATTTACCTGTTCAACATTTGATCTGTTTCATGCAGGTCACATTATAATGCTGAAAGAAGCCAAGCAACAATGCGACTATTTGATAGTAGGATTACAAACTGACCCTACTATAGACAGGCCTAGAGAGAAAAATAAACCAGTGCAGAGCATATTTGAACGCTATGTACAGCTACAGGCCTGCAAATATGTAGACGAGATTGTGGTCTATGCTACAGAAAAGGATCTTGTAGACATACTGCTGTCATATCCTATTGATGTTAGAATACTAGGAGACGAATACGAACACAAGCAGTTTACTGGTCGTCAGGAATGTATTCAAAAAGGTATCAAGTTTTATTTTAACAAACGAGAACACACGTTCTCAACTACAGAACTGCGTCAGCGAGTTATAGATGCTGAAGCAGAGAAATTTATAGCAAAGGCAGAATCAGTGAATGCATCAGGATGAAGATCTACATGCCCAACTGTTAGCCAAATTTAGGGAATACTTTGAGGCAAATCAAAAATGGCTCAACGAAGGCACTAAGCGTTCGGCTATTGACCTACGGCGTATCATGAGTGAGATTCGTAAAATCTGCTCAGAACGCAGGGTAGTGGTCAGAGAATGGCTAGACTGGAAGGAAGAACAGCTACTAGAACGCAACCAAAAGAGAAAGGCTCAGGACGCAGGCTCAGATACATAGTTGATGTCATGGTATTATGAGAATCAACTGGTAAATGAACTGCCCGAAGACTGCATAGGCTTCGTTTACATCATTACAAATCTTACATCACAGCGCAAATACATAGGCAAAAAATTAGCAAAATTTAGTAAAACAACATATAAAACTGTTAAACTAAAGAACGGCAACAAAAAGAAAAAGAAAATTAGGCAAAAAGTTGATTCAGACTGGCGTGAATACTATGGTTCTTCGCCGGAACTAACCAAAGACGTAGAGCAATTAGGCGCTGAAAACTTCAAACGAGAAATATTATTTTACTGCAACTCAAAGGCAGAATGTAGTTACATCGAGGCTAGGGAACAGTTTTCCCGCAGAGTATTAGAATCAGATGACTACTACAACGGGCACATACAGGTCAGGGTCCACGGATCCCATATCAAAGGCAAAATCCAACTTAACGGTTAAGCTCGCGCAGGCTAATTTCGTGCGCCCAAGCCCCTGGTGATGTCGCAGGGTACGGAAGTCTTTTTGCCGTAAAAAGCACTCAGCAACTATCCTTAACAGGACGCTGATCAGATATGCCTATATAACTGGTTTTGCTGTTTAAAAAGAATTTAAAGGCTAAAAGATGTAGACGTAAAACGCGATCTACACGGCTTTTATACAAGACTGCGTTTGTATAATTGCCCGCCGTTGTAATAAGACGGGGATGGAGGTACCGGACAACCGCCTCTGCTAAACACCCTAACGCTGTGTGACATTGTGCAACTCAGATAATGTTCAAACTTTTGCCCGCAAGGGCGAAGTGTGACTGAACAATCTAGATAATATCTTAACGCTTCGCGTTTAATTATATAATCATAAAAGAATACAATAAGTTCGAGCGATAGCGAAGAACAGATGAACGTAGTTCATCTTAAAAGTGTATAAATATCAAATAGGACTGAACAATGAAAATCCAAGATATTATTAGAGAACCCGATACTATAGAAGAATTTCTTCAAGAAATGGATAAAACCCTTAGTAAAAAAGGAATTATCCTCGAGGCTCCCGAATATACTACGCCTGGCGGTATCGTAATTCCTGCTGGAGCAAAAACTGCCGCTCCTGTCCCTAAACCACCTGCACCACCTAATCCTAATGCACCTGCACAGAGTACTCGTGCTCAAAAGAAAGCTAGGATTGCCGCTAAAAAGATTAAAAGATCTGGTGGTAAGAAACTTTCAGCAAAATACGCATCAGTAATGACCAAGGTACGCGAAAGAATGACTCTTCGCGATCTTTACGGCAATAAGGTTGAAAAATTTATACCAAAGACAGCATTTAAGTTTATGGTTGTTATCAAATGGCTGAACATGTTACCCTTCTTATATGAATATTGGGGTGCAAGGACTGCTGTTAACGAGATGGTTGCATCTGGTGAAATGAGCGAAGCTGACGGATCAGCGGCTCAGAGGATTGTTGCAGAAGAGCTAGTGGTTAAAATTGTTGCCAGCGCAGGCTTCGCCAGCTTGCTAACTTGGTTAATGCGCCTTAGATATCTTCGTTATCTAGCATGGGCCGCAGGTGCAGTTGCATCAACTGCTACATTAGGTCTATTTGGAGGCCCAACTATTGTGGCTATTTTAGCCACAGAAGCTGCCGCACTATGGTTGCAGAGCTTTTTACAAAGCGAAAAAGGTCGCGAGATTGTAGCTTGGTGTGTGATGTATGCTATCGATCCAACAGTTACTTGGATTTGGAATCAAGGTCCCGGAAGATGGTTTGAGTCATTGAAAGCAGAACAGCTTTCTGACAAGGGCAAAGAGCAAGTTGGTAAGATTAGTTCAGGAGAAAGAAATCCTAACGTTAAAGACAAGCCAACTGACAACGTAGGTGGTAAGCCGTCAGGTAGTAAATCGGATGTAGATGCTTCGTCATCCGATCCTTTTGCACCAACTACCCCATATGATAGATCAGGCAAAGACGTAGGCTGGGCCAGTACTAACAAGTACATGACCCGCGGTAGTCAAGGTGGCTTTGGCCGTTAAATAATTGCCATCTGCGTGGCTTTAGTAGTTTCGATATTTTCTTTGATAATATCGCTCATAATTTTAATGTCTTCTGAGCTATATGTGTGAAACAGATCGTTGACATTAACGCCTCCGCGCATGAACCAAGCTATTCTAAACAACTCAGTTTTAAAGTCTAATACTTCTTTATCCAGCCTAACGATTAATTCTTCGATGTCGTCGTTAGATAAAACCGTTAGGCGCTTGCGAAAAAACTTGTTTGATCCAGGTCAACCGTAAACGAATTTTCTGCACCGCAGTTATCACACTTGACATGCGTTGACGGGATACGCCAAACTTCGTTATTTTTAGATACTTGCTCTTTGACTGCTTCGAAAATACCACGGTCAGCATGTTCGATCCATTCTGTGATATATCCGTGTTCAGTAACGGTAGCATCCGGAGTAGTTACTTGCTCAATTCCTGCAATCATAATTTTGTTTTGTAACAGTCCGAGATCTTTATAAACTTGACTTACAATTTTATTTCTTTCTTCTTCGTCTTCGATTGCAGACGCTTGGATTAATCTTTTTTGTAAAGCAAAATTTTCTAAATTAAATTCAGTTACTTGTCTATAACTTAATGGTCTAATGTGTATAGTTAGATCGCCAAATACCACAGTTGATTCGAATTTGCACTGAGAGAAATGTTCTAAGAACTTGCTAACGTCCAACTCGTAAGTGTGTTCAGTTTCGCATTTGTTGCAGATATGAATCATGTTCATTATGTTTCCGTAGGTTGCAATACGAATTGCAACAAGTAATGCATCTACATCTAAGTTGTTAATTTCCCAACCGTCTTTAATAGCAGGGATACAACTTTCAATGACTTTAACGGTGCTTTCCCCTGTGATAAGCGCATCAGGGGTCTTTAACAAAATTTCGTCCATGCCAGTCATACCAAACACTGGCAATCTTGTTACTTCCCCATCAATGGTTTCGGGCTTGTTATAGATCCCTCCAGACGGCAACGAGACAAACACTTTTGGCTGTCGAAAGTATTGTTGTAAAGGGTTATTAGCCATTATTTTCTCCGGATAAATATAATATATCGAGTATTTATATACGCACTTTTCTTGGAAAAATAAATGGCAGATCCAGTAAGATTAGATGACGACAGTCTTGAACGACTGTCTAAGATGCTTAACAGCAATAGAAGAATTTCTGAAAGTGCTCCGGCCGGCGGTGGCAGTAGCGTTGGCAGCGCACCAACTGATCTGTTAGGTGTTATCGGTGCTATCAAGTCTGGAGGCTCGGCTTTATTAGGTGTTGTTAACAACACGTTGTCTGTGTGGCAAGAAGCTAGTAGGATTGGTATTGGGTTTAACAACGATGCCGTTGGCTTACGTGCTAGTATTGGTGTTACAAGATTAGGCGTTGACGAGTATTTTGAAGTACTCAAGCGCAGTCAACAGGGATTTACTTCATTAGGCGGATCAATTACAGACTCTGCACAAAAGTTTAATAGACTAAGTCAGTCGTTCTCTGATTCGTCAGCCGCTGACGAATTAAGATCAATTGGTTATACAACAAAAGAATTTAATGAAGTCTTAGCATTAAACCTAGCAGGCCGCCGTATTGGCGACCTAAACGATGCAAAAGTAAGGCAAGAAGTTAATGCTTCTACTCAAGCACTAGCTAATGAAATGGATAAAGTTGCTCAATTGACAGGTGTGTCACGCCGTGAGCAAATGGATGCCTTACAAGAATCACAAAAGAACGCTCGTGTTCAAGCAACTTTACAAGTGATGCTAGCACAAGGCGGCAAAGATGTTAAAGAAAGTTACGACAAACTCAAAGTTAGTATGACCGGCTTAGGTCTAGGCAAACTTGGAGATGAATTATTCACAGGACAGGCTAAGACAAAAGAAGCTATTGCTCAACTTAATGCTTTAGGCCCAGCTGGAACACAGTTGCAGAATGCTATTAACATGGTACGTAATGCAACAACAGAAACAGATCGCGCAAGAGCTAAGGCAGCACTTGAACAAGCACAGGCCGCAGTAGCTCAGCGCATGAGTCAATCTGGTTTCTTAGCATTAGTCCAACGAGGTGAAGGCGAAACTGCTGATGCTTCTAGATCAATGTTTATCTCTGCTAGAAACTACACAGAAACATTAAAATCAGTACAAGAAGATGCAGCTAAAGCTGGCAAGTCGTTGTCCGATACTGAAGCCGCTGAAATGGCTAGGAAACGTATTGATGCTAGACAACGTGGCTTTGAACTTGATATTGCTACTGGTAAAGAAGTTGCAGTATATGCAGGCGCTAAAACAACAGAACTAGCAGTACAATCAGCGGCAAGAATTAAAGATTCTAGTGTTGCATTATTTGAAACTATTGAAGCACTTAACTCAGCTTTTGGTAAAAGTAGTGCTGTGCGAAAATTATTAGATGCTACAAGAAATATTAAAACAGAAGATGGTGTTACTACTGCCGCATCTCAAAGATACTTTAAAGATAGTTTACAGAGAATTCCGTTATCTATTGATGCTGGCACGTTAGCAAGGGATATTCCACAGATTCTTGCTAATGCAACTGTAGAAATTAAGAATATTTTAGAAACTAGCGGTATTGAATTTGGCACAGAAGTAGTAAACGCCGCTAAAACATTTGCTCAAAATTTATGGGAAGGTGTCAAAGAATGGTGGAACGCACCTACTCCGGGTAGAGATGTTGGAACCTTAGGAGTAACTGGCGGACTATTTGAGCCTGCTGACTTTGTAGGTAAAATACACAAAGGAGAAACAGTTTTTACTCCACAGCAGTTAGAAGCTTTTGCTAAAAATGTTTCTATGGCCAGTGCTCCTGTAATTCCTCAAGAATTTACAAGCATGATCCAGTCTATTCAGACAGACTTGTCTAAATCAAAAGGCGGAAACGACATTGATCTGTTTGCTAATATTTTCAAAGATATACAAACTACACTAACACCTGCTAATCCGCCTAGTAAAAACCCAGCGGACAACACTGAGCTGATTATGGCTGCACAACAATTACAGTCAGCTACTATGAAATTTGCGGATGTAACCAGCTTACAAGCAACAGCTACACCTAAAGAAGAAAAACCTTTGCCGGATTTTGACAAATTATTTGGCGGTTTTATTAAAGGATTTCAAGAGCAAACTGCATCGCTGGCCAACAATTTGAAGACAAATACTGCTAATATTGCTAATACAATACCGCAAAATACTTTACAAAATCAGGTTAGAGAAATGTCTAGAACTATTCCTAGCGAAATAAAACAGGCTAAAGTAGAAGCAGATCGTAACAGTGAAGAACGCAACAGAACACAAAAACCAATTGAGCAAGAGCCACAAGACAAGGTTTTAGAAGTTAAATTACCCGGTACTTCAACTCTAGATGATTTGAAAGAGCAACTTGATCAGTTAAATAACACTATGAGAGAAATGCTGACACATTCATCAGAACTAGTAGACACTACTAATAAACAAGTTAGAGCAACAAAACGTTTAGACGGTAACGTGGCTCTTAGATAAAAGGCTATAGTATGAGTTGGAAAAAATATTTTACACCGGTTAATACCACAGCAACCTTAAGTCCAATTTCAGGTACTATGACCTCGGCTAACCGCGCAGGCCCAGCAAGAACAAATTATTCTAGCTACCTACCCGATGTTTATACAGGTAGTCCAAACCGTATTGAACGTTATCAACAGTACGAAGTGATGGATGCTGATCCCGAAGTTAATGCCGCATTGGACATTCTTGCAGAATTTACAACACAAAAGCTAAAAGACGGAAAAACTCCTTTTACTGTCCAGTGGCGCCATCGTGCGACTAATACAGAAGTTAAAATATTAAACGAATACCTACAGCAATGGTGCAAAATGCAAAAGTTCGACACTCGCATATTTAGAATTATGCGTAATGTATTCAAATACGGTGATGCTGTTTTTATTCGAGATCCTGAAAATCAAAAATGGAATTATGTTGATCCAAGCAAGGTTGTTAAAGTTATTGTTAACGAAAGCGAAGGTAAGAAACCTGAGCAATTTGTAATTAAAGATCTAGCACCTAACTTTACACACTTAGTTGCTACACAGATAACACCAAATATTAATCCAAGACAGAATAGTAGTGGTATTGGTACAGCAGGCGGATATGCCAATCCTAACGGTGTTGGCCGTGGTTCAACATCAAATTTCCCTGCAACTAGTAGCACAAATCGTTTTGGAACTACAGAAACAGAGTATGCAATTAATGCAGAACATATTGTGCATCTAAGTCTTAGCGAAGGATTAGATAACAATTATCCTTTTGGTAATTCGTTGTTAGAAAACATCTTTAAAGTTTATAAACAAAAAGAATTATTAGAAGATGCTATCATTATCTATCGTATACAACGTGCTCCAGAACGTAGAGTTTTCCACATTGACGTAGGTAATATGCCAAGCCACATGGCAATGGCGTTTGTTGAACGTGTTAAAAACGAAATTCACCAACGCAGAATTCCTAGTCAAACAGGAGGCGGACAAAATGTTATTGACTCAGCGTACAATCCTTTATCTATTAACGAGGATTATTTCTTCCCACAGACTGCCGAGGGACGTGGATCTAAAGTTGAAACACTACCAGGCGGTACTAACCTTGGCGAGATTGATGATTTAAAATACTTTACTAACAAGTTATTCCGTGGTTTACGTATTCCAAGTAGCTATTTGCCAACAGGTGCAGATGATAGCCAAGCTTCATATAATGACGGTCGCGTTGGCACAGCTTACATACAAGAACTACGTTTTAACAAGTATTGCGAACGTTTGCAATCACTTGTTACTAGTGTATTTGACGAAGAATTTAAAATGTTCATGTATTCTATGGGCGTGAATATTGATTCAAATTTATTTGAATTAAAATTTAATCCGCCTTTGAACTTTGCAAGTACACGCCAAAGTGCATTAGATAGTGAACGTATTAATACATTTAATACTATCCAAGCAGTTCCTTTTATGAGTAAACGTTTTGCATTAAAACGTTTCTTAGGTTTAAACGAAGAAGAGATTGCAGAAAACGAACGCCTATGGGCAGAAGAAAACGGTAAAGGGCAACCAGTTAACACTGATGCCGCTAGTGAAATGAGAGGCGCAGGTTTAAGCGCCGCAGGTATTGAAGGTGACCTTGGCGCCGCAGGAGATCTAAGTGCGCCTGACGACATGGAAGGTTTAGAAGAACCAGGTATGGAAGGTGAAATGCCAGCACCTGCAATAGCACCAGCCGGCGGAACTGCGCCAACTGCATAAATATTAATATGATATTACGCGAGCTTTTTTACATTGATCCAAATACAAGACAAACGGGTAACGACTTGCGTTATGAGCCCGACCGAGATCGCACCACTTTACGTAGAAGCGACACAAGAAAGACTCGTCTAACACTAAGACAAATTAACGAACTTCGCAAATCAAGCGAAGCGCATATTTTAGAGCAGGAGCAAGAACTAGAATTTATACAATCCATGTATCAAGCACCACCTGCCCAAGCATAAATAAATCAAGATTTTTAAAAAAATGGCAGTTTTATGGCCATTTAGCACCTATTTTAAAAATAAACTGTAAATATAAAACAGCCTTGTATAATCATCACAGGAGAATTTTAACATGACTGACCGCGCTCAATTTGAAGCCATGCTAGAGGCTTTGATCAACGAAGATCAAGAAACAGCAAAAGAGATTTTCCATAATATCGTAGTAGCAAAATCTCGTGAAATCTACGAAGAATTATTATCTGAAGACTTTGACTTAGAAGAAGCTAAGGACGAAGACGACGACGACTCAGAAGATAAAGAAGATAAAGAAGTCGACGAAGGCTTCCCAGGCGCCGAAGAAGAAGAAGGCGAAGAGGAAGAAGAAGGCGAAGAGGAAGAAGAAGGCGAAGAGGAAGAAGAGTCCGGAGATGACGTTGGTGGCGACGCTACAGACGACTTCATCGATGATGTAGAATCAGACGCCGGTGACGAAGGCGGCGACGGTGAAATTGAAGACCGTGTAATGGACTTAGAAGACGCTTTAGAAGAATTAAAAGCAGAATTTGAACAGCTAATGGCTAGCGAAGAAGCTG